GCCTCAACGATTTGTGCAATAAATGCGTCGACTTCCTCGGCTACCTCGGCCTGTCGGCCATCTGCATAGCGTTGGACGAAGATTTGATGCCGGGTGATGGCATCTATTAAGTCACTTACCATTTAACCTTGTCGGCCCAGAATGCAGCCGACATCTTGCCTTTGGCGATGTTCTTGGCGTGACGGGCCTTAAATGCAGCTCTACGGGCTTTGTCCGCATCAGATTCACCCTTTTTTGGCGGGGAACCTTTTACGCCCTGCTGTCCAAAGCGGATAACCTTTTCCTTTCCGCCCTCGCAAGCCTTTACAACGTGCGATTTCGTTGGATGGCTAGGCGTCCGCTTGGGAACATTGCATTTCATCTTCGATTTGTCGATTTTTGCCATGATTACACCAATGGGTTTGCGGTTGAGCGCTCTTCCTTGACCATTTCTAGCGTTCTTTCTGGGTCAATAACCCCGCCAGACTTGAGTCGGTCAAAAATGTCCTGTTCGGCAACGATGCCTCGGTCTAGAAGAGTGACCATACCCATCAGGAGTTGAGGGTCTACATCTTTGTCGTAAAACTCGTCATTGATTGAGAAATAGGACTCTTTGGTGTCTGCCCCCATGAATTCACCCGCCCAGCCAATCGCTACCGTAATGCCCTCGGACAGGTTGTGTACGAGGTCTCCCAGAACCGAATTCTCAGACGCAAAGCGAATACGTGCGCCTTCGGCGGTTTCGTTTGCAGTCCTGTCGGTGATAATTCTGGCCCCGATCATCACCATCGCGGATTCTTTATTCCGCATGGCCTCCATTACAAGGCTATTCGGGTCGGCTTGTAGCAAAGTCGCGGAACCATTCTCGCCCAGAACATGCCCCGCTCTAGAGCCTAGCTTGATCCCGTTAGGATTTAGTGCGTTCCATTGCTCGGCAGATAGGGACGTCGTGATAAACAGAGACGGCTGGCCCGTCAGGAAACAGCTTTCTTCGTAATCTGCTGAATTTCTGTAGTGCGCCATATTCACTTCAGCAATATCTGCTAGAGGCGCATCGTCTACGGTAGAGTCGTTGTTCTTCGATCCAATGAAAATAAACGGGATTTCATCCCAGCGGGAACCGTCGGATTTCGTTGGGAAGATCTCCTCCCCGTATGGCATGTCATCGCGGTAGAGCTGTTGGCTGTAGCCCTCTTCCCCTAACCGCAGGACGCGATACTGTGTTTTGCTGTCGTGTGCGAATTCATCATCCGCTTCGATATAGGATTCCGCTAGAACAACCAAAACCAATAGCTTGCGGCCATTGATTGTTTCAGTCTTCCAATTAATCACCGCTTCCGCTGTATATGGGACGATATTGGCATGGAAGTATTCGGCCTGTTCTGCGCTCACCCCTTCCGGTGTTTCAGGATAGTCCACCAGAATCCCTACACGTCCAGTTTCTAGCAGATTCGATAGCTCATCTTTAGCGAGCTGGAAAATTGACAGGCCATCCCCGGTAGCATCTTCACGCAGGTATTCCAGCGCATCGGGTATCTCTAGCTCTGAATCCTTACGGAATGCGGCCCCCACTAGGGCATTCTTTGTGCGCCCGGTGAAGTTGGTAAAGACTGCGCGTTTAATGTACTGCCGATACCGGGAGGTCTCTGTCCCTTTTGATTCGTTAGATGAATCGTTATCCGGAACAGGCAGATAAACGTGCTTTTTCTCTTTTACCGCTACCGATCCGCGTACCGCATCACGGGTGCGCGTCCATATCGGTAGATATTTGGAATAGTCGGGATGTTGTGTCGATACTGGCATATTTTAGCCCTCCATCCGGGCGATTCTACACGGCAAAATTGAAATTCACACTTGCAACGGGTTTAACAATCGGCATTTCATACGCGATGGGGTAAGTGGTAGCGTCGTTCTGGTGATCCTTTCCGCTACTCTTGTCCGGCTCCCCATTCTTGTAGACCTGTTGCTCTAAACATTCCGCAACCGTTGGGCAGGCATGGGAGTTCACAAATAGTTTGCCCTTATCGAAAGCGGCATTCGTTGCGATGATTCGATCCCTCACCGCTGGATTCTGTCGCTTTGCCCTAACGAAAAAGCCCGCTTGCTCTAGTAATGCGATGTCTGAGATTGACGCGTCTACCGTTTTCCGGCTTCCCCCGCTGGCATCCGGATAGACAAAAATAGAATGACCGTTGCGTTGCCATTTCTCCTGAATCAGGGCCACCATCTCCCGGGTGTCAAACATGTTCACCAGCTCCTGTACCGCATGCCATGCTTCGCCCCGTTTGACGTAGACCGTAGCGGCCTGTTTGGTGACGTTGAAGTCGCACCCAATATAGAGCGGCTCGTTTGGCTGGATTCTCTCCCGGCTCTCGTGTCTCTCTCGGTTGTATGAGCTGTAGACCGTGCCGCTCGTGAGATTGACGAATTCCCCGTCAAGGTATGCCTTCAGCAGGTTGGGCGGATAGGTCTCGCGTAATGTTTCGACATAACCGGGCGGCAGGTGTTTTGCGTTGCTCTCTGTCGGGGCTTGTATTAGCTCATAGGATGGAGTCTTGTTCTTTACCCATTGCTCATACACAAAGCGGAAGCCTTCGGGAGTAGTACCGACTGCGACCGTATTAATCCCGTTTTCCTTCTTTTGTCGGTTTCGTGCGATGACCTGTTGCCATGCTCGGCGGGCTTTCTCAGTAGGTAGCGTGTCCAGCTCATCGACAGCGCTATCTGATACCTCATAGCCTACGATGCGGTCAGGATTGTCTAGCGTTCTGAAATACAGGGTTTTCCCGTTCACTTCGATAGTGTGCGCGGCTTTGTTGACCGAGTAGGGAACCCCCATAGATTGCAGGGTTTCTGTAAAGCGGGGATAGCCAATCGTGCGGACTAGATCATACGTCGGGAGATAGTAGGCAAAATCTCTCCCATCCCCGAACAGTTTGGACAGAGTGCGCAAGATCAGGGCATGCGTTTTGCCGGAACCAAAGCCCCCAACGAATGCGGGGAATGGTGAGGTGCTATTGACTAGATCGGACTGGGGAACGCTTGCCCGCGCCCTAAGTTTAACCTTCATTCCTGACTATCAGACTCGGGTATCACTTCGAACCCTGACACATGAACGGTTGCCGTTGTCTCTTGTTTGTCGGATTGTCCTAGTTCGTTAATCCCCAACCAGCGCAGCATGGTGACGTTGCCCTCTTTTAAGGCTACATCCCACTGCTTGCGGCGCAGTGATTTTTTGCCGTTGTCGGCATGCCATCCATAGAAGACGCGGAAAGTGACGCCCTGCTCTTCCCGGCAGTGTCGATCTAACGTGTCTTCGCTGATCTTCAGTACGTTACAGATTTCCTTTTTCGTACAGTGGATTTCACAAAGCCCGGCGATCTCTTGCCAGTTCAGAGACATACGAGGACGCCCCATTACCGCCCCGGTTTCGGTCGAATCACTCATAATTTGGCCCCCATGAAGAACGCGAACGCATCACAAAATTAAAACACACAAAGAAAAACAATGACTTATCGAAAACGGCCCAATTTTCGGGGTTTGTTTCGTTGTATGTATGTTTCTCTCTATTCATTACTAGAAAAGTAGATTATTGATCTATAGACAGAGAGTCAAATGTAGTGGTTTTCTATTGGTTTTTTCTCGGGTTTTTTCGCATTATTTTTGTTCGGAACACTTGACAAGATATAGCGCTTTCTTTACTGTTTGTTCTGTCAGGAACACTTGACAAGAAGCCGCGACTTTTGCGGAAAATCACAATACAGAAAAAGGTGCTAAAAATGGACAAACACGCAGAAAACAACGCCAAGGCGAAACTAGACAACATCGTTGCGCTGACTGAAGCGCTATCTATTGATTTCGACAATCTAGAAACCTATCGAAATGGGGTTTTCGAGATGTCGGAGGATGAGCAACAAGAAGCGCGCAAGGCTATAGAGCTGCTGATCTCTTGTGATTTAGACGACGCCGACAGCGAAGAGGACGTCCGCCAACGTATCGAAGAATCTGCGCTCTCTGTAGAGATTCGATCCGGGTGGGAATCTGTAATATTCGGGGAGCTTGAGCCGTCGGAATATCGCATCCTTTTGACTACAGGCGGCCCTGCTTGTCAGATCGTCGGAGAGCTTGGGCGCTATGGTGAACCAGAAACGGCGCGCATTCAGTTTCAGGATTGGGGGACGCCTTGGCTTGATCTTTACACCAGCGAAGAACAAGACGCGGCGCTCTTGTCTTTTGTCTCTGTTTTCTATTTCGGGGGCTAAGTCATGAAAGTTTCGGTAAATTTCGGCGGTTTCTACAATTCATGGCACGAGGAACAAGTCGAGTATGGTGTCGCACACGCTTGCGACTTGGTGGATGAATACGGCGATATTCGATGGGATGAGCTTTATGCTTCGATCAATTCATGGCATCCCTACGTTGACCAATACGCTCAGGAATGGCTTGATCAATTCAATGATGAAGTCGGAACAAGCCTAGTATTCGACAGCGTGAATTCGCCAAGGGAATACAACTTCAGAACCGATGCAATCATGGCAAGCCTGACAATTCAGGATTTCGGCAGAATCTTCGCCTACATCCGCAAGCATGATTTGAAGGATCAGGCGCTCGAAGTGATGCGCGAGATGACTACATCACACAGCGGATATATGGCGTTCTATTCCTATCCTGACCTATTCAAACGGGAAAATCGCGACCTGCTCGCCCAGTGCCTGATTGATGCAATCATTGAGGAAAACGGCGGATCGAATTGGATAGTCGAGGAATTCTACCCTGACTATTCGCCGGAATTGGAGGTCGCAGCATGATTACCAGTTTCGCCATTCTCGGACTAGGCGCTGTCGTTTTCCTATCCTTCGCAGCGCTTGGGGCGCTTGCTGACTGGATCGACGGTATCAACAAATAACGTTTTGCACCTTTGCCCCGGCCTTGTGTCGGGGCTTTTTTATGCCCTGAGCAATAGGGGGAGGGTTTCGCATGTTTTGATAGTCTGAGACCGCGTACAAAGGCCCTAGACGCCATGAAAGCGCCGGGAGGTG